TATGCTTCTTGACCAGTAGCAAAGAGATTAGAAGGATAAATTAGAGGGGATTTATAATCAGTATGAAGGTTTGCTTCGTCGGAGTTTTTTCCTAGAGATGCAGCAGCTTGGTCATCAAGCCTAGCATTTACTGTGGCTTGATCTGTAGGTTTAATGGCGTTTAAGAAATCGAAAAATCCAGACATATGTACCAAGGCAAATTTAAAATCAAGAACCCTAAGAAATATTTAGGGGATTACAATAACATCTTCTATAGATCTTCCTGGGAGCTGTCCTTAATGCTTTGGTGTGATAACCACCCCAATATAACAAATTGGTCATCGGAAGAAATCGTCATTCCATATTTATGCCCAACGGATAATAGCTGGCATCGCTACTTTGTTGATTTCTATATCAAATTTGACACCAATGAGGTGTATTATGTTGAATTAAAACCAGAAAGATACACCATCCCCCCTGAGATGCCAAAAACCAAAAATGGCCAAAGTAAGAAAAAGTATATTAATGAGGTGTTTACCTATGCCAAAAATCAAGCCAAATGGAAGGCGGCTGATTTATATGCCAAACAAAACAATTCAAAGTTCCAAGTTTGGACCGAAAAAACATTAAAGTCTTTGGGCATAAAACTGCTTAAATAGAGTATATGGCTGAAAAAACTAATAAATTTTCTGATTTGGTGCGGTCTAGTTCAGATGGTAATGTTTATGATCAAAAGATTGAACAATCCCTAAAGTGGTATAAGCAATGTACCGAAAAGAGCAAAGCAACCAAAAAATCTAAAAAAAATACCCCCAAAGTTCCCAAAAAAGAAACAAAACCCAAAGACGACGCAGCTAAAAGGAAGCAAGAAGAAGATGAGATGCGGAAGAATGTGGAATCTCCGAAGGTTCCTGTTCCTGGCTGGATGATGCAATTCTCCTATGATCCAAAATGGGCCGATAGCCTTAAGTACTATGACATCTACCCCCTCATTTTAGTGCTTCAGGCTGGCTCAACACACTTTATGGGGCTTAATTTCCACTATTTGAGCCCTGTTGATAGGGCGTCCTTCTTTGACCTATTACACAAATATGTGGGTTTTAATGAGGAGGCTAACACAGTCACAATAAATATATCTACAAGTATTTTAAAGGATACGTCAAGGCTGTCTTACTATAAGCCGTGTATAAAGAAATATCTTTACTCACATGTAAAATCGCCGTTTAATGCTATCCTTCCTATTGAATGGGAATATGCATTGTTTTTACCAACTGAGAAGTTTGTAAAGGCCACGGCGGAACAAGTTTGGGCTGAGTCAAAGATTATAGCAGGAAAATAATGGCATTTACTCCAAAACCTGAAATTTTTAAACAAGTGTTAGGAGCCCTTGGTGGTCCTGCTCAACCATGTCAATATGCGTTGGTTATTACACCACCTCCGGCTATGCTTGCTGGTGGAGAATTGGCAACACGGCTTGGAGCCATTGGAGGAATAATTGGAGGAGCACTGACTATTGGTGCTGTTGCAAACTTGGCATTTATGGCTGAGTCCATTTCTATTCCAGGTCGTCAGTTCAGAACAACCAACCACACCATTTACGGAAGCTATCGTAGAATGCCAGTGGGAGTTGAGTATTCATCTTTTATGGCAACATTCATTTGTACTAATGCAATGGTTGAGAGACATTTCTTTGACATCTGGCATCAGTTTATCATGTCTCCAAAATCTCAATACATGGAGTACTATAACGATTACGTTGGATCTATAATTGTCAAAAAATTAATGAACTCTGGAACTGCTGCAAACACCCTTGCTGGGTCGTTTCCTGTTAGTCCAAACAATGCACTTGTTGAAGCATCAAATTATGCATCAATTCTAGGTGGTTATCATTTGGATGAGGCATATCCAGTTAGTGTGCAGTCACAGGATTTGAATTGGGACAATGATGGATACCTCAAATTAACTGTTGAATTTTCTTACAAATCTTGGCGAAGTGAGCCATTTGATTCAATTTTTGATGGTGGTTCTGGAGTGGTTCCATTTGGCTCTTAAGCCAATAAATTGAATAGATAAAGGCTTATAAAAGCTTTATATATACTATAGAATATGACTTTGGAGTAAATCATGGCTTTACCAAAACTTGATATTGCGACATACGAAACTACGATACCTTCAACAAAGCAAAAGATTTTTATTCGCCCGTTTCTTGTAAAAGAAGAGAAGATTCTTTTAACGGCACTTGCTGGCCAAGACTCCGAAGAAATTGCTCGTGCAACAAAGCAGATTGTAAACAACTGCATTGTGACTGAGGGTGTTGATATTGATAGGTTAGAGTTGTATGATTTGGAGTATCTAATTCTTCAACTTCGAATTAGATCGGTTGGAGAGACCACAAAGATTCGGTTCATGCCACGACAAGGAGCCGATTGTGATGAGTGTAAGCAATACCGAGAGATAGAAATCAATCTAACCGAAGCAGCTATCGAAGAAAATAGCGAACACACAAAGACAATCAAATTAACTGAAAATGTTGGTTTGATTATGAGAAGCCCAACCATAAAAATGATGGGCAAAATTGAATCTGCCAAAGCATCTTCAAATCTACAAGAATTGTTTAAGATTATTTGGATGTGTGTAGACACCGTGTATGATGGTGATTCTATGACATCATCTAAAGATGTTCCCGTAAAAGATGGAGTTGAGTTTTTAGAATCTTTGAATGCAGAGCAATTTTCTAAGGTGGAAAAGTTCTTTAGCACTCTTCCAAAATTAAAACAAAGTGTTCCGGTAAAGTGTAAATCCTGCCAGTTTGAACAAGACTTTGTTTTAGTGGGGTTGGAAAATTTTTTCGCATAGTGCTAGGTCACACGAGCCTAGCAAATCACTACCAGCTAATGTTTAGCTTGGTCCAACACCACAAATACTCCCTAACGGAGCTGGAAAACATGATTCCATATGAATTGGACCTATATGTGACTCTTTTGGCCAATTACATAAAAGAGCAAGAGAAAAATACCGACTCTATGTAACCATCCTAAATAATAGACCTTTAGGTTAATTTTACACAAAAACCCAAAAATATCCAAAAATGGGGTATTGGGGTGTGGTTGGATTGGTTACGGCGGCATGGCTGATATTAAAAAGCTTTTAGAACAAAATATTGCTCAATATTCTAACAAAGACCAATTACCTTATGCTGGTTTGACTCAAAGAGTCGCAGATGCCAGAGGTCTTAAACACGATTGTTCTAAAATTGCAATTGATGCACTCCAAGAAATTCTGTTAGATGTTGAAAAAGATAGCATCGAAGGTTTAGAAACCAGAATAAAAAGAATTGGACAACTAGAAGAGTATATTTCTGCGTCTGACGTTGGTACGGAAGAAGAAAACATACTCATGGGATTGACCTCTACTGTCAGAGAGGCTGTTAAAAAGCACTTAAAAGAAAAGAGAGCATTTCTAGCAAAAGCTTCTCGTGCCATAAAAAATAGTTCTATCGACGTTGGTGGCATCTTGGTTGGTATGTCAAAAAACGATCCCGTCATGCGCATGTTGGTTGATGGTGGTGGAGCAGTTTCTAAAAAAATTAAAAATTACATACAAAATCGTAATGCTGCAAAAGATAGAGAAAAGCAACTTCTAAGAGAAGATGCGTCTACGATGTATGATGATACTATTGTTGCTCAGAAAAAAGCAGAAGCTGAAGCACAGAAAAAAGCAGAAAAGAAAGAGCAACAAGAAGAAAAAGAAGCAGAGCGTCAAAGAAAACAAGAAGAAAAAGACGCCACAAAAAATACCTCTAAAAAATCAAAAGGCAAAAAAACATCTGGAAAATCCACTAAGTCGCAGGGGGAAGAGAGTACCCAAGCTGAGGAAAATGCACAACAAGCATCACAATTGGCTAATGATCAGTTAGATGCTATTGGGTATTCTCTTTTTACTATTGAATATACAACCTTAGAAATAGCCGAAACTGTAGATAAACTTTTACAATTGGCAGAAGCCAATGATATTCGTGAGAAGAATAGGCTGTTTGACGAACAAGAAGCGGCTAGTGAAAGAAAAAAATCTAGCGAATTAATGACAGCTTCATCGACCCTAGCACCAGGACAACAAGCCACTCAAGGTGGTGGGGGATTGTCTACAATGTTTTCTAATTGGATGTCCAAATTATTTGGTCCAAGAGTTCTTGCTGCTGTGGCAAGAATGGGTATGGTTGGTGGAATTGCGGCGGCTATTATATGGCCAATTTTAGATGGAATTTCTGGAGTTTTTAAAGCTAAAGAGTGGGGGGTATCAAATATCTCCGCATTTTTGGGTGGTATGTTGGGAGGCACGTTTAGTAATAAAATTGTAAACGTTTTTGCCAACATGGGTAAATGGGCTTTGGTGGGAGCTACCCTTGGAGCACCATTTTTTGGAGTGGGTGCAATTGCGGGTGGTGTTGTTGGTGCTGTAATTGGAGCCATATTGGGCGTTTTTGGTGGCGAAAAAATAGCCCAGTTTATGGACACTCTCGGGACTTGGTTGGGAACTGCATTTAATACGGTTTTAGACTGGGGTAAGCAAATTTGGGATTGGGTTGGCACAACCACCACAGATGTGTGGAATGGATTAACAAGTAGTGTTGGGTCTGCTATAGACAATGCAAAGTTAGTCATGTCTTCCATAGGAACTGGATTAACCACCATGTTTGATTCTCTTAAAGAATCTATTGTTTCTGTTGTTGATTGGTTTAGTGGTGTAACTACGGCTTTTTGGGATTGGCTAAAGAGTGTGACTCCAGATTGGGCCAAGGATGTTGTCGGTACTGCTAAAAATCTTGGATCGTTGTCTGTACAATCTGCAAAAATGATAGCTGGTGGTGCAGTAGATCTTACTAAGAGTGCGGTCGGTGCTGTTGGTTCTGTTACAGATTCAGTTTCATCATATTTTACACCAAATGAAGCAGAAGCTTCTATTGGACCAACACCAAGCTTAATGCAAGCTTCGTCACAAACACCTCTTCCAGAAGCAACGCCACAACCAATTCCACAAATTGCTCCGACACAGCAACAAGAAGGAATTAAACAAGCTCCTGGTGCTCCTGGGATGAAACAAGAGCTATTAAATCAATTACAGGCGGCTGGGATTACAGACGTTAGAGCGCAAGCAAATATCATGGCAAGCGTTCAAAGAGAGTCGGCATTTAAACCACAATCAGAAAATTTAAATTATCGCCCAGAAACTTTGATGAGACTTTGGCCAAATAGATTTAAAACATTAGCACAAGCACAAGCTGTTGCTGCACAAGGACCAGAAGGAATTGCAAATGCTGTGTATGGAAACAGAATGGGAAATAAAGCTCCTGGTGATGGATATAAGTATAGAGGAAGAGGGCTCATCCAGCTTACT